GTGACGCGAAGCTGAAAGAGCTTGGCCTTACCGATGAGGAGATTGCTGCCCGATGAGTTACGGCGTCAATGGGGGTGTGATTGGGCCAGAAAATGCGCCATCAGGCAGCAGCGCGTCTGGTGTGTGGTCGTTGGGTGAGGTCGCGGAAGCTATGCGTACGGAAACGTGGCCGATGCCTACCGCGGGGTTCTGGACGTTTGTAGGTGATCCTGATTCGTCTGGATCGCCAGCGAACTATTACTCAGAAGGCGGTTTCTTTCAAACAGCGGCACAGGTATCGGCTGGCAATAACGAATACACCTTGATTGCTCGTGTAACTGATTCAACTGGGATCACTGGATCTGCCGTAGCCGTCATCCAAGGTATTCGTATCAACGGGAATGCTGCGCCAAGTGGAACGCCCACTTACAACAAAGGGTTCTGGTGGCAGTACTCTGACGGGGTTGGCTTAAATCAGACGGGTGATGTCTGGTACGAAGATAGCTCAGGCAATTTCTATTTGGTGTTCCACGGATATGTCGGCGGCACCTCTAACCCACCGAGATATAACACTCGGCTTGTCAAACTGAACTCCAGCATGGTTGTTCAATGGTCGCAGGTTTACGGAAACAATCCGTCCCTCAATGACGGCGTGCAATATCCAACCATTGGTGAAATAAACAACGACCTTGTTCTGACAACGAGTTGCTACGTCGCCCAAAACGGTAACAAACCGTTGATGGCGATGGCCGAGGTCAATGCAGCCAACGGCAACATGGCGAGTCAAGCCCGATTAGTTGGGGCAGGTTTCGCGTACTCTGCGGATCAGTTGCAGCCTTACCAAACCATTATGAAAAACAAGTTGGATGCTGGAGGCAGCAACGTCGGTTTTCTTTGCATTCGACGCTACATGGACAACGCTCCCGGTTTCCCCGGCGGCGGCTACTCGTTGCCGGGTAACGCTCAGGTTGTGTCGCTTGTGCGTTTCACGTACAACAGCAGCAGCTTTGCATCTACCTCTAATGATAATACTTGGTACAACAAGTCTGGTTCAAGTGCCGGTCAGTTCGACCTGAACCCAGCGGACTTTGAGGTTAAGAACGACTCAAACAAAACCTTTCTGGTAGCGAACGGTTCTGGGCAAAGCATTGTCGATTCCAGCAGCAAAAATTTCTGCATGTTCGGTGAATACGAGATCGGACAACCTGAAGGGTCTGCTGATGCGTGGATTCTGAAATGTCAAAGCAACGGCAAAAACGAAAACATGTATGTCGCCGGAATGGTCATGGACTATGCAAACGAGTGTTTCTATTTACACGGTAATTGCACAAACATTGGGGCCTCTAACGCAGCACTCAATTCGCTTTGGATCGGCAAGTTTCCGTGCAGCACCGACGGCATTCCTACCGGGGCAATTTCGTGGATCAACTCCTATTGCAGTGAATCATATGCTGTCAACCCGAAAGGGGGCCGCAACGGGTTGCATTTGACAGCAAACAACACGATCACCTCATACGGTTGGACACAAACTGCGTCAGGGTCAGGTACGCCAGCGATTATGTATCTGGTCACAGTTCCTATCGACGGGTCAGCAGTAGGCGGTTCGGGGACTGTTGACGGAATTTCAGTCACCTCACACGACATCAGTTCCTATGTTCTGTTTCAATACCACACAGCGTCTACTAATTGTTCGGTCGGATTCTCTACGAGCGGTTCAGCCAACATGGGCTTAAGTTCTTCGTACAGCTATCTAAACACTCCTACTGCTGGCACTCAATACGACACGGTGCTAGTTCCAAATCCGACTGAATATGAAAGCGGAGGTGTCTGATGGCTTTTGAAATAACACCAGACATGGATGCGTTACCTGATGATTCAAGCTGGGACACTCCTTACGTTTGGAATGCAGAAGAAGCGAAATGGGAACGAGTGCCTAAAGTGACAGGTCACTTGATTGTAGACGGCGAAGAAGTCGCTTTTGACGATGAAGCAAGTTACATGGCCGCTAGTCAAGCTCACGAAGTGGAGACTGCGTAATGGCGAATGTACTTGAAGTCCTGCAAGCCGCAGGGCTTGACGTGGAAGCGGAACCGGGTTGGGAAACACGGCGCGGTTCCAAATATTCGTTCGACCACAGGCCCGGTGGCACGTTGGGGATGATTGTCCACCACACTGCTGCTGGCGGTTCAGCGGACATGCCTTGCCGCAACATCTGTGTGAATGGTCGATCAGATTTGAAGGGACCGCTCGTTCAGTTCTTGCTCGGTCGATCCGGCAAACTGCTACTCATCTCACAGAACCGTTGCAACCATGCTGGTCGTGGCTCATCCGAAGTCATCAAAGACTTAGAAGCAAGCCGAGACATCACAACAGAGTTCGATGCTGGGCAAAGTGCATACAACGCACGCAACTTCGGTCGGGACAACGACTACCGGAAAGGTAATGGCCGGTTCTGGGGTGTCGAAGTTGAGAACAATGGTATTGGTGAGGAATATTCCCAAGCCCAAATCAAAGCACTAGTCAAACTTTGCGCTGCCATGTGTAAATGGCAAGGCTGGAATCACAACCGAATCATCCATCACCGTGAATGGACTAGCCGTAAATACGACATGAGCTATACCGGGCCGCTGCGCGACTACGTGCAGAAGATGATGGTTTCCAGCCAGTGGCGAGTACCCAAGAGTGCGGTCCAGAGTGGCACCACACCGCCTGTAACGCCTCCTAAGCGATCCGCAGTATTGAAACAGGGAAGCGTGGGGGAAGAAGTTAAAGAGCTTCAGCAGGCGCTCTCAAAGCTCGGGTATCGAGTTGAAGTGACCGGCGATTTCGACACCGCAACTCATTACGGGGTTGTCAGGTTCCAACGTAAACACCGATTGACGATTGACGGCATAGTTGGGCCTCAAACTCTCAGCAAGATTCGCTCTACACAGAAACGACCATCAGTCACAACTGAGGTACGCGAATTTCCCGGCACGATCATCAAGCGTGGCTCCCGCGGCCCTGATGTAAGATGGGTGCAACAACATATAGGAGTCAAGCTGATTGATGGCGTGTTCGGTCGGGGAACCGAGCGTGCTGTAAAAGATTTTCAGAAACGTCGCCGCCTGAAGGCTGACGGAATTATCGGTCGCCAAACTTGGTCGGCCATCCATAACTCATAGGAGCAACAAATGTTCAACAAAGTATTTCTCACGGACCTCGCAGAGCGAGCAGTATCGACTGCGCTTCAAGCATGGGCAGCGGCTTTCGCCGTACCCGGTCCAGACGTTCTAGACTCGATCAAGATTGGTTTAGTTGCTGGGCTTGTGTCAGTTGCTAAAGCAATATCGGCACGCAAAGTCGGTGACGACTCTGCATCTATAGCAAGGGTAAGTGAACAGTAATGAGTGATGCGTGGCTTAGTCCAACAAACAATTCCAATAAACGATCTATCCGTGAAGTTCAGATGGCTTTAGGTTTGCACGCTGACGGCCAATACGGTCCTCGGCTCGTCGCTGCTGTTTCGGATTTTCAGGCAACGAATGATTTACTTGCCGATGGAATGGTTGGGCCTGCCACTTGGGGTGCCCTTCTAGGTATGCCAGCGGAGAAGCCAAAGAAAAAGGCTTCAGCCAAGAAAGAAGCGGAGCCGAAAGAAGCTGAAGCGAAAGCACCAGCTAAGAAGAAGGCACCAGCAAAGAAAAAAGCTGCGGCTAAGTAACTGAGGCCACACGCGAAAGAACCGCCCCCGTAGGGGCGGCTCCTTCCTTTTCCTTACAGCGAAGGAAGTGCGGACCTCGACTCGAAGGGATCGAAGTTCACGTCGCCTGCTTGGATTCCCAGTTCTTCGATGACCGGCAGGAGCGCTTCGACTGCTGCGTCAAGTTTCGGGATTCGCTTGGGGATGCTTGCTTGTGCCTTCGCTACACGCTCTTTGTTGGTGGCGATCTGATTGGTTCGTGACGCTACCAACTCATCACTGAACATTCCGGGGTTGGCTTGTGCGTCTGCTAAGAACCTTTGATCCCATTCGATGTCGCTGGTGCTTGTCTCAATCGTGCTGACGGCCTTTTTGATTCCTTCAAACTGAGTGTTGAAGCTCTTGAACTCTTTGGTCTTGCGTAGCGCTGCTTGTGCTTGCTTGCGAGCCTTCACGTCTGCGTCTTTCTTGTTGGTGCCGTTGGTGTATTCAACCGGGGCATCTTTGTAGCAGACGGTGCAGAGGATCGAACCGTATTCTTCGATGGCATCTTCGATTTCCAAGCCGGACAGATCGGGCAACCACATGAAGGTTGTTGCTACCGAGTCAGCGCCGTTCGTCCAGCGGTTGCAGGTTGAGCAGTGCATTGAGGAGTGGATGTGTCCGCCGGGTACCAAGAAGAAGCGGTTCCAACCGGTGTAGGCGTTGTCTGCTTCTTCGTAGGCGATGGTGGCTTCCGCAACTGCTGTTGCTAGTGCTTCGATGTTCTTTGAGCCGTACTTGTTTGCTCGGTGCAGTTCGTAGTTTGCTTTTGCGTATGTTTGGTATGCCTCGGAGATTGCTTTGTCAGCTACAACCTCGGGGCGGTTTTGGGTTTCGGTGGTTGTTGTCATGTACATAAGTATATAGGTAGTAGTACCCCTTGCAAGTCAAAAAGGGGGATTATTTCAAAAATCTTTTCCCTCTACCGCAAATAGCCGACCTTCTTAACAAGGAGGACTCTCAACCAAAAAGATGAAAGCCCGTAGGTACGTTCGTGAACCTACGGGCTTTCGGTTGTCAGCGAGGAGCAAGGAGATTATGACAGCAACCACCTCAACTCGCTGACGGCTATGTTGTGCCTCGGATGATAGCAGGCACATTATCCTTTAACCACTTGTCGGCGTAACGAGCAAATCCTTCGTCCATCATGTAACGCCAGATCGCTTCCGCATCGTTACCTGTTCGCGTTAACAGCGACTCAACGAAATCGTCTGGCAGTTCGAGCGACGCGATGCGGTTCACAAGTTTCACAACAGCATCTTGCTGCCGATCTGATAGATCAGTTATCCGATGAACAGTCATCGTTAGAAAGGTTCCTCCTCGGGTACAGGACGTTCTGGAAGACGCGGGGCTTGCCTGACTTGGCCTTGACCGCCACCGCTATCAGCTTTCGTCGCGGCCGCGGTTTGGAAGCGGAGACAGTGACCAGCGGTTTCAACACTCACCTCCACCTTCGATCGGTTGTCGCCGTCGTCGGTGGTCCAACGGTTCTGAACTAGCCGACCAACTACGATCACACGCTGCCCCGACTGGAAGGACTCCGCAATGTGTTCGGCAAGGTCACGCCAAGCCACGCAATCGAAATAGTGGGCCTCGCTTTCGCCGTCTGCTTTCTTTTGGTTGTCTGCGATTGAGAATTTGCAAAGAGCGACTCCTGACCCAAGGAATTTGAGTTCTGGATCTCTAGTCAAATTCCCTTCAAGGGTCACCGAATTTCCATATGCCATTTATGTTTCCTTTGTTGTTTGTTTAACAGTGGGTGCTTTGTTGCAATCCACATGGCCGTTCCAAATATGGACAGGCCAATCAGGTGGACCGCTTTGTGTTCGGACGAACCCGTACATCTCTGATTCGAGCCGGACAGGCCGGTCACAGCGTTTACACCTCATGACTCTTTGCCCCAGATTTCTATTTCCCATTGTTCAAGGTCTTCGCCAAGTTTGAATGGGTAGCGGCCACGGCCAACACCTAAAGCGATATGTGCTGCTCGGCATTTCGCTTCATGTAAAGAATCAGCCAAGTGCCACCTGTTCGCTTCGCATTCGATCACTTGAAAGTATTGAAGCCATTCGCCATCAACATCTTCTTCGAGTATTTCGTTGATGACAGCGAGACGTTTTCCGTCCACTGAAATTTCGTGATGCGTTTTGCATTGGGTTCCTACTCTTGTTTTATTCTCCATGCGTTCTCCTATTTGGTTGCTGTCCAAATGGATACTAGCAGCATAGGTGTCCTCTTGCAACTATCTTTCTGAAATTGCATACAAGTTGCCGTTGAGCACAACTACTCAAAGGGGTATGACTTGCAAACGGTTTGTCAAGGTGCTATACTCCATTTCGACAGCAACCCAAAAGGTGACTGTCTCATCGCGGTGATAAACCAGTCACCCAAGAAGCAAAGGAAAAACATGGCAAACATGCAAGGGCACCTGAAGCCTCTCGCAGACATCGCCGACGCGTTCCAAAAGCTGAACGCAGACGCAACACCTGACGAGATCGCAGATGCGGCAACACAAGCGATGGAAGATCTCTCAGAGATCATTACATCATTAGAAATGACAGACCGCACATCGGTCC